TCAACATTTATCAATATAGATCCTGGTAATGTTATTGGTCATTATTATTACTATTTTATATAGTACTGTAAATTTATACAGGGGGTGGGGGGAGGGCTGTTAGTTTTATTAATCATATAGTACCCACTAAGATACAAAAAAGTGGAATTTGAACAGGTTGCCCCCAAACTTTATGACGAAAGTAACGAAAAGGGTCAAATAAACTTCTTGACTTTTCTTAAAAAAAATGATATAATCAAGCCTTCTTATTAAGAAGATATATAAGTAAGAGTTGTTTGTTGTGAACCACAAACCTTAACGCTTATTAAGAATATTATTTAATATGATATAAGGGCGACCTATGCTACAACTACTTACACCTCTAATTGGCTTAGCTTCTACTTTCGTTAAAGGAAAGGTAGATCAATCTAAAGCTAAACAAGAAGCCAAGTTAGTAGAAGTAAAAGCAGACGCAGAGATTAAAAGAAAAGTAGCTAATGGTGAGATGGAGTGGAATAACACTATGGCTAAAGCATCAGCTTCTTCGTGGAAAGACGAGTGGTTGACTATCCTAGTATCTATACCACTTATCCTAGCCTTTACAGGTAACGAAGATGTAGTAATGAGGGGTTTTACAGCCCTAGAAGCTATGCCTGATTTCTATAAGACAGCAGTTGGTATTGTATTCGCTGCTTCTTTTGGTGTTCAATCGTTAACTAAGATGATGAAGAAGTAGTATGGAAGTTAAAAGAAAAGCTGGTAGACCTAAGAAATCTTTAGTTCAATCTAAAAAAGAAGGTAACAGAAATAAAGTTGGCAGACCTAAAGGTGATGCTGATGCTATCAAGGAATACAAAGCTAGGTTACTTGCTTCTCCTAAATCAAGAAAAGTCTTAGATAGTATTCTTAATGCTGCCTTAGATGATGACCATAAAAATCAAGCAGCAGCTTGGAAGCTCCTAGTAGATAGATTAATGCCTTTATCGTACTTTGATAAAGATAAAGCAAGTGGTGGTAGGTCAGCAGTAAACATAACTATCACTGGTGTAGGTGGTGAGGTAACCCCTATAGGCGGAGAAGTCTTAGAGAATGAATAAAAACAATAGTGTATTTTGGGGAATAGTATTCTTTTACTTAGTTACCCTATTTATTTGTTTTGTAGTAGGTTCTTCTATGACTCATGCAGCAACAGAAGTAAACACTACAACTAACTCTGATTCAGATATTAAATCTAGGGGTAGAACAGTAGTTATATCGCCCCCTCCCTCTGCTATTAGCCCAAGTATGGGTGGTTCTTCCTCTGATATATGTACCTCTGGGGTCAGTGGTGCAGTACAAACCCAGATATTAGGTATATCGTCTGGTGAAACAGTACGAGATGAGAACTGTGAACGCTTAAAGATTTCTAAAACACTGTATGACATGGGTATGAAGGTAGCAGCAGTGTCAGTATTGTGCCAAGACAGAAGAGTTTATGATGCAATGGGCATGGCAGGTACTCCTTGTCCGTTCTTAGGTGAGATAGGTACAGCAGCGGCTGTTAAGTGGGAGGCAAACCCACAACTTATACCAGAACCTACTGTATTGGAAACCAAAGAAGATGTTAAGAAGAACAGAAACAAGATTACTTTTGGTACTATGGGTCTTAGCATGTTGTTATTCCTTCTCTAAAGTAGCATATGCTACTGGTGAAGAAGTAAAGCTAACTAGCCCTAACCATACTACTGTACATGACGATCATTATGCAGAAGTACCTTTACAGTTTGTGTTTCCTTTTTACGGTGAGGAGTTTGAAACCTCCTATATGTTTACGAATGGTGTAGTTGGTTTTCGTAATCCAACAGATAGTCAGGTAGAAAGCCATTGGTGTTGTAATGGTCTTGATTTAGATCAGATGGCTGATAATAACCAAGATATTAGTAGATATGGGTACGCTATAGCCCCATTATGGACAGACTTAATAGATTTAGGTGCAAAAAATAGTGGTTTGTTTCAAGAAGGTAATGCTTCACAACAGACTTACAGGTGGAGAAACCTAGCAGAGTTCTATAATGCTACTACGTTAAACTCTTTTGAACTACAGATTAAACCTGATGGTTCGTACACAGTAGACTATACTGCTGTAGATATACAAAACCATGCCATAGCTATAGGAGAAGCAGGAAATTTAAGTACTGGTGTGTATCAAGGTATTCAGAATTACTATTATCCTTCTGGATACACAGGAATACCAGAATCGTATGGCAATGAACAGAATAGTATTAATGTTCTTAATACTCTTTGTGCCGCTAACGCTCTATATGACCCTCAGTGTTCAGGATACTCAGAAGCGTATGCACAACAACTCTTTGAACAGGAGTGTATGTATAACCCTCAGTATGACCCCACCTGTAATGGGTATGTGGATATGGAGGAACAAGAAGTAGTACAGCTTACAGAGCTTGTAGATGATGGTAGTAGTGCTGGGTCTATTGAAGAAGCAATAGAGCAACCTAACATAGTTACTGACTTTGCTAATACAAGTGGTTACGAAATAGAGGGTATGCCAAGTGCCTCTGCCCCACTTTTTGAAATGCCTATAGTGTTTGAGCCAGAAGTGTTTGAACAAGAATTACCAGAAGTTGCTAATGAGATGCAACAGATGGAACAAGAATTAGAAATGGAGATGGCAGCAGTTGAACCAGAGCCACAGACAGAGCAAGAGCCACAGCCTATTGAATTGGAACAGGATCAAGAACCTCAACCTGAGATGGCAGAAGAACCTGTTGAAGAGATTATCTCGCAGGAGGAAGAAGAAGTAGCAGTTGAAGAAGAGCTTGAACCTATAGAGGATAGTGAGGTTGAAACGGAAGTTGCTACGAAACAAAAAGATATTAAAACAAAGACAACAGTTAAGTTATTACCTATTAAAAAAGAACAGCTTACAAAAAACCAAAAACTTAAAGTCTTAGTAGCAAAGAAAGCTAATGCTTTAACTAAAAAGATAGAAAGTGCAGTGACTTTAGAACAACAGATACTTGTACAACAGCAGTTGTTATCTCTTATTTCGTTTGTTCCTAACTTTAACTACGCTGACAGCAAGATGGAAGATAGGGCTAGTTTTTATCCACCCAATGCACTAGCTGACAGTTCTTTCTCTAGGTGGTTTAGAACAGATCCTAACTTTGAAGTATTAGAAGATTCACAATATCCACAAAGGGATACACAATGGCAGAGATAGAGTACGCAGGGATTAAAGTAGGTGGTAGTAAACTTCTTTTAATCGTACCTTTGGTTGGTAGTATTGTAGGTGGCTTGTGGGCTGGGTTTGAGTTCTACAAAGATTACACTGTGATGAAAGAAAAGATACAGACCTTTACTGCACCAGACCTAAGTGGTATTAAACAAAAGGTAGCAGTGTTTCAGGCAGAAAACCTTACTATCCGCACGACAATGGATCAACAAGTTAAGATTATTGAGAAGTTATCAGAGGATATGTACAAAATAGAAGAGAGGATTAACAAAAAGGTTACTAAAGCCTTAGACAATCCTTTGGCATATTAATGACTGACTTAGCTATAAGCCTACTAGATTGGCAACAACAGGTCTGGGATAGTAAAGCAAGGTTTAAAGTAGTAGCTGCTGGTAGACGTACAGGTAAGTCTAGGTTAGCTGCATACTTATTAATTGTTAATGGCTTACAAGCCAAGCAAGGACAAGTTTTTTATGTTGCACCTACACAGGGGCAAGCAAGAGATATTATGTGGCAAACATTACTAGAGGTAGGACACCCAGTAATTAAAGGAAGTCACATTAACAACTTACAAATAACCCTTATCAACGGAACTATTATTTCGTTAAAGGGTGCAGACAGACCAGAAACTATGCGTGGTGTGTCTTTAAAATATTTGGTTATGGACGAGTATGCTGACATGAAACCAGAAGTTTGGGAGCAGATACTTAGACCAGCCTTAACAGATCAAAAGGGTTCTGCACTGTTTATTGGTACACCAATGGGTAGAAACCATTTTTATGATTTATATAAACTAGCAGAACTTGAGGAACACGACACTTATGAATCTTGGCACTTTACCTCCTACGATAATAATTTATTGGACAAAGATGAAATTGATATGGCAAAAAAATCAATGTCTTCTTTTGCGTTTAGGCAAGAGTATATGGCTTCTTTTGAGGCTCAAGGGTCTGATATATTTAAAGAAGAATGGATTAAAATGTCTGATGATGAACCCGATCAAGGCGATTACTATATTGCCATTGATATGGCAGGGTTTGAAGAAACAGGTAGAAAAAAGAAAACAAGGTTAGATAACACAGCTATCTCTGTTGTTAAAGTAAATGAAGATGGTTGGTGGGTTAAAGAAATTATTTATGGTAGGTGGACATTTGAAGAAACTGCTGAAGCCATATTTGATGCAGTAGCAGAGTATGAACCAGTAGCAGTAGGTATAGAAAAAGGTATATCTAAACAGGCAATTATGTCACCACTAACAGATATGATGAAACAAAGAGGTAAGTTTTTTAATGTACAAGAACTTTCTCATGGTAACAAAAGAAAGATTGACAGAATAGTAGCAGCACTTCAAGGAAGATTTGAACATGGTGCTATTAAACTTAATGAAGGAGATTGGAATGTTGAGTTTCTTGACGAGTTGTTTCAGTTTCCTAACCCCCAGGTACATGATGATTTGATTGATTCATTAGCCTACATAGACCAGCTTGCCAAAGTAGCGTATTACTACGACTTTGAGGAAGATAACTTTGAAATGCTAGACGCAGTAGCAGGATACTAAATATGAAAGAAGATTACGAAGATTCTACAGTAGAAAGTTGGGTAATGAACAAGTGTGAGCAATGGCGAGATCATTACGAAACAAATTACTCAGAACGATTTGATGAATACTATCGTACATGGAGGGGTATATGGGATAAGAATGACTCTATGCGTGATTCAGAACGCTCTAGGCTTATTGCTCCTGCTACTCAACAAGCGGTTGAATCTTCTGTAGCTGAAATTGAAGAAGCTACGTTTGGTCGTGGAGCTTTTTTTGATATTAAAGATGATCTTCAAGATCCTAATCCTGGTGATGTAGAATTACTTAAAACACAACTAACAGAAGATATGCACTTTAGTAAGGCTAGAAGCTCTATAGGAGAGTGTTTAATTAATTCTGCTGTGTTTGGTACTGGTATAGGAGAACTTGTCTTAGATGAGATTGTAGAGCTTACAGCAGCTACTCAGCCAGCACTTGAAGGACAGGTTACAGCAGTTGGTGTAAACAAACGTGATAGAATGATTGTTAGACTAGACCCAATTATGCCACAAAACTTTTTAATTGATCCACTAGCAACTAACATTGAAGATGCTGTTGGTGTAGCTATTGATAAAATGGTTCCACACCACCAAGTACAGCAAGGTATTGATGCTGGTATTTATCGTGATGTTGAAATAGGTTCAGCACCTTCAGAAACAGAAATAGAAGATGCTAGTAAAGTTGTGTACTCTTACAATGATGACATGGTTCGTTTAACTAAGTATTACGGCTTAGTACCTACTGACTTATTAAAAAATGCAGAGCTTGATGAAAATGAAGAAATGCAAGATATGGTTGAGCTTGATGAAGAGGCTGGTACTTATACAGAAGTTATCATGGTTATTGCTAACGAGTCTGAAATATTAAAGATTGAAAAAAACCCTTACATGAAACAAGATAGACCTGTTATTGCTTTTTCTTGGGATAAAGTACCTTTTAAATTTTGGGGTCGTGGTATTTGTGAGAAAGGTTACAACTCACAGAAAGCATTAGATGCAGAGCTTAGAGCCAGAATTGATGCACTTGCCTTAACTGTACACCCAATGTTAGCAGTAGATGCTAGTCGTATGCCAAGAGGTGCTAAACTAGATATTAGACCTGGTAAAACTATCCTTACTAATGGTAATCCAGCAGAAGTTTTACAACCATTTAAGTTTGGTGCTATTGACCAAGTAACATTTGCACAGGCAGCACAACTACAACAAATGGTACAACAGTCTACTGGTGCTATAGATAATAGTGGTGTACCAGCAGGTCTTAATGGAGAAGGTACAGCAGCAGGTATTTCTATGGGCTTGGGTGCTGTGATTAAAAGACACAAGCGTACTTTAGTAAACTTCCAAGAAAACTTCTTAATACCATTTATTGAGAAAGCTGCTTGTAGATATATGCAGTTTACTCCTGAGTTGTATCCAGTTAAAGACTACAAGTTTATAGCTACAAGCTCATTAGGTGTTGTTGCAAGAGAGTATGAAGTTACTCAGTTAGTACAGTTGTTGCAAACCATGTCACCTGAGTCACCTGCTTATCCACTGTTGATTGAGTCTATTGTTAGCAACATGAGCTTAACTAACAGAGAACAGATTATACAAGTTCTTAGACAAGCTAATCAACCAACACCAGAACAAGAACAAGAAACTAAGGTTAGAAAACAAATAGAACTAGAATCTGCTATGGCTTTGTTATCTAAATCTAAAGCAGAAACAGCAGAAATTGTATCTCGTATAGAACAAAATGGTGTTGAAACACAGTTACTTCCTATTGAAGAAGAAACAAAAAGGATTGCTGCTTTAGCTTCTGCTGCTCCTAAAGATAAAACTGAGTTTGATAAATTAGTTGAGTATGCAAAACTAGAGTTTAAAAGAAAAGAACTAGACACAAAAGAAGATATTGTTAAATTACAAATGTCTAAAAATAATGCTTGACAAATCTAAAAAAATAGTGCTTGACTTTTTAAATAAAAAATGTTATAATCAACCAAAAGGAGTTCTCCAAATTGGATAAAGAATTACAAGATTATTACGACAACTACTTTTCTCTTTTTCAACACCCTGGCTGGCAACAGCTAATGGAAGATTTAGAAGATACAACAGAATCATTTGATGTGTTAAACCTTAAAGATGCTAAAGAACTACACTATGCACAAGGTCAATTAAACATACTTAACACACTATTAAATTGGAAAGATTCTATGTCTAATGCTTATGAAAATATTGAGCAAGAAGAATCCTACCAACCAACTAATTTGCAGTAAAGGAAAAAATCATGTACAGACTATATGAATTTTCTTGTGTAAATCAACACACCACTGAAGAGCTTATCAACCCTGATGTTAAGGAAATAAGTTGTTCTGTTTGTGGTGAACTAAGTAAGCGGTTAATCTCTCCTAGTCGTTTTAAGTTCAACATTCATAATGATCGTTGGGCTAAGCAACATGAGAAAGCCGCCCAGTTAAACTAATTCCATAATACCTTACAGGTACGGAGATCATTAAATGGCTATAGTAGAAAACCCCCTTGATAACCAAGAAGTTAAACTAGAAGAAAACGAAGAACTTGTATCACTTTCTGAAGAAATGGAAAAACCTCCAGAGGAACCAGAACAGGAAGTTAACGAAACTGAAACAAAATCTAATGTACCAGATAAGTACAAAGATAAATCGCTGGAAGATATTGTTCGTATGCACCAAGAAGCTGAAAAGTTATTGGGCAAACAGAGTTCAGAAGTAGGCGACCTTCGTAAATCAGTTGACGAATTGCTCAAGGTAAAAATTACTGAAGATGCCAAAAATGTAAAAACAAAAGAAGAAGAACCCGAATTAGATTTTTATGATGATCCTAAAGGTTCTGTTAATAAAGCTGTAGAAAACAGTGACACAATAATTCAAATGAGGGAAATGATTGCTAATCAACAAAAGCAACAAATCCTAAAACAAATTAGTGATAAACACCCAGACTACGAAGGTATTATTAAAGATAATAATTTTTTAGATTGGATTGAAAAATCACAAGTTCGTACTGAATTATTACAACGTGCTGATAAATACGATTACAACGCTGCTGATGAACTTCTTTCTAATTGGAAAGAAATCAAAGGTATAGTTGAAAAGACTCAAAGTCTTGGAGAACAAGATCGTAAACTACAGGTTAAAGCAGCATCTACAGGTGGCAAAGGTTCAGCCGAACCAATGTCAAGAAAAATCTATAAGCGTTCTGAGATAGTTAATTTAATGATTAACGACCCCCAGAAGTACCAGGCTAATGTTGATGTATTTGACAAGGCTTATGCTGAAGGGAGGGTAAAATAAATAAACTAAAAGGAATAGTAAAATGGGATTAGGTACTAACCAAGTAACTGTATCAACAGCAGCTACTTTCATACCAGAGATTTGGTCTGATGAGATTGTTGCTGGATACAAGAAAAACTTAGTTCTCGCGAACTTAGTAAACAAAATGAGCCATGTTGGGAAAAAGGGAGATACAATTCATATCCCTAAACCTACTCGTGGTGCAGCCACTGCTAAAGCAGCTAACACAGAGGTAACTCTGATTGCAGCTACTGAAGCTGATGTGCAAGTTTCTATTAACAAGCACTTTGAATATTCACGCTTGATTGAGGATATTGTTGATGTACAAGCACAACCTTCACTTCGTAAGTTTTATACCGAAGATGCTGGTTACGCTTTGGCAACACAACTAGACTCTGATTTAGGCTTGTTGTCTAAAACTTTTGGAGATGATAATGGGTCGGGTTCTGACTTTGTTCACTCTAATAGTTTTTACATTGATGCTGCTAATGGTATAGCTGCTTATGCAGTTGATACTGTAGCTGTAACTGACTTGTTTACTGATTTAGCTTTCAGAGAATTAGTACAACAACTTGATGACAATGATGTTCCTATGGACGGAAGATATTTAGTTATCCCACCAAGTGTTCGTACTACTATCATGGGAATTGATCGTTATCAATCTTCTGATTTTGTAGACAACAAAGGTGTTGTTAATGGTCAGATCGGTAGCCTTTATGGTGTTGACATTTATGTGTCTAATAACCTACCTGTAGTTGAAGCTGCAAGTGCTAACTCAGCATCTGCTGTTGATACTGTTGGTATGATTATGGCTCAACGTGATGCAATGGTATTGGTAGAGCAGATCGGTGTTCGTACTCAGACTCAATATAAGCAAGAGTTCTTGGGTGATTTGATGACTGCTGACACTCTATATGGTGTTAAAACAGTTAGACCTGAAAGTGGTCTAGTTATCTCTGTACCTAAAAACTAGGTAGAGTTGGGATAAATCGGTAGCCCCTTCGGGGGCTGCTTTTTTAATATCAAATAGAGAATACAAGATGGCAATATTTCGTGGTGATGGTGGTGCAGGTGATGCAAATAATGATGTAACAGTTTCTACTGTAACACAGAAAGCTAGTGACGCGGCTAGTTCAGCAACAGCATCAGCAGCTAGTGCATCTACCGCTAGTACCAAAGCAGGTGAAGCTAGTACTTCAGCTTCTACAGCATCTACAAAAGCAAGTGAGGCTTCTACTTCAGCATCTAATGCAAGTACATCTGCATCAACTGCAAGTACACAAGCAACTAACGCTTCAAACTCTGCAACAGCAGCAGCAAGTTCTGCATCTACAGCAGCAGGACACGCATCAAACTCAGCTTTAAAAGCAAACAACTTATCAGATTTAGCAAGTGCTAGTACAGCAAGAGGTAATCTTGGCTTAACTATTGGCACTCACGTTCAAGCCTATGACGCAGACTTATCTGCTATAGGAGCTTTAGCTAAAACAGATAGTAACTTCATAGTAGGCAATGGCTCTACATGGGTACTAGAAAATGCTAGTACAGCAAGGACTTCATTAGGATTAGGTACAGCAGCAGTTACAGCCACTGGTGCATATGCAACAGCAGCACAGGGTACAAAAGCAGATAACGCAGCAGCTAAAGCAAGTAACTTGTCAGACTTGGCTAGTGCTTCAACTGCAAGAGATAATTTAGGTGTAGAAATAGGTGCTGATGTTCAGGCTTTTGACGCTGACCTATCCGCTATTGCTGCACTAGATAAAACAGATAGTAATTTTATTGTAGGTAATGGTTCTACTTGGGTAGCAGAAACTGGTGCTACAGTCAGAACTTCTTTAGGATTAGGAACAGCAGCTACAACTGCTAGTACGGCTTATGTAGCAGCGTCAGCAGTATCTACCTTTGGTGGTACATTAATAGATGATGCAAATGCAGGAGCAGCTAGAACTACATTAGGTTTAGGTGATGTTGCTACTACAGCAGCTAGTGCTTATGCTACTGCTGCTCAAGGAACTAAAGCAGATGCAGCCTCTCCGCTTGTAACTACTGTAACTAAAACTGCTAGTACAGGGTCAGGACAACTACCTAGCGGTACTACAGCACAACGAGATGGCTCACCAGCAGCAGGTATGATTAGGTTTAACTCTACTACAAGTGGTTTTGAAGGATATGATGGAAGTGCTTGGGGTTCTATAGGTGGTGGTGCATCAGCAGGTGGTGCAATCTATGAAAACAGTAATGCAATATCAGCTAATCATACATTAACTAGCAACACTAACGCAATGAGTGTTAGCCCTCTTACTATAGCAAGTGGTGCTACAGTGACAATTCCAAGTGGTGCAAGATGGGTGGTATTATAATATGGCTACAATACTAAGAGGTGATGATAACTTTGATACTGCAATCGCACAGAAAGCAGTAGTACAAACACACCTAAATACAGCATCAAGTCAGTCAGTAAGTGCTAATACTCGTGTTAATATCACAGGGCTTAATGCAACTATTAGCCCATCTACCACGAGTAAACGAATAAAGATTACAATAAGATGGAGTGGCGAATATTCAGATGGCAATAACTACAACCAAGTTTACGGTATAAAAAGAAATACTACTGATATTGGTAATCCATCAGCGGACGGTTCAAGACCTGTTGGTATAACTATTGCCGCTATGGGGTATCATGCGGCTGATGCAACTAGCACACCCGAATCTGTGATGTACAGCTATATAGACTCTCCAGCTACTACGTCAGAAACTACATATCATGCAACATTTCGTCACACTGTTGCAGGAACTCTTTGTAACCAACGCAGTGCTAACGATACTAATAGTGTTGAAAGCGAACGTCTAACATCAACCATCATACTAGAGGAGGTTGACTAATGATTGACCAAGCAATCTACAACACGCACTCAAGTGTAGTGAGCATCCTTGAAAGTACAGATGCTTATGATGCACAAGGTAATGTCGTAGAATTAGATATGACATTAGTTAATGCAGAAGTTACAAAACTACAGGCAGCTTATGATGCAAAAGCATACCAGCGTACTAGGTCTTTAGAGTATCCATCAATACAAGACCAACTAGATATGCAATATTGGGATAGTGTTAATAGTACAACTACTTGGGCAACTGCAATAGCTAAAGTTAAAACAGATAACCCAAAACCATAGGATAAGTAATGGCTACAATTATTAATGCAGACACAAGTGATGGTTTAAAACTTACCTCTGATACCAGTGGTCAGATTGACTTTCAATCAGCAGGGTCTACTAAAGCCTTGATTGATACTTCGGGCAACTTAAAGTTTAACTCAGGATTTGGGTCTGTTGGTACAGCGTATGGTTGTAGAGCATGGATTAATTTTAATGGTACAGGAACACCAGCTATTAGAGCTAGTGGTAATGTGTCTAGTCTTACGGACAATGGTACAGGTGGTTATACAATTAATTTTGCTACTAATATGCCTGATATTAATTATGCCGCATCAAGTGCAGGAACAGACACTGCATTTGGTGGTGCTGCGTTTGCTAGGGTTGTGAGTATTGTATCAAGCACAAGAGCGGTTGGGTCTGTACAGGTAACAATGCAATACGTTGGTGCTAGTGCTGCTGGTTATTTTGATTATGATGAAAATCATGTTTCAATATTTAGATAATAAAGGAAAAATAGAATGAGAATAATATATGAAACAAGTGATGGTGGAGTAGCAGTTATTGTTCCTACACCTGAGTATTTATTAACCCACACTATGGAAGAAGTAGCTGCTAAAGATGTACCAGCAGGAGCTAACTACGAAATAGTAGAGGATAGTGTAGTACCATCAGATAGAACATTCAGAGGTGCATGGACATGGGCATAACAGTAGACATAACTAAAGCTAAAGTTATTACTAAAGATAGACTTCGTGAAGAACGAAAGCCTTTACTTGAAGCACAAGATATTCTGTTTCAACGTGCATCAGAAACCAGTGCTGATACTTCAGCTATAGTCACAGAGAAACAAAGACTACGAGATATTACTAATCAGGTGGATAGCATGACAACACTAGACCAGCTTAAAGGAGCAAGTGTGTAATGGGTTCAGTAGTTATAGCAGGTAGCACTAGCGGAACAGTAACAATTACTCCACCAGCAGAAGCTGGCACTAGGACTATAACACTCCCTGCTGCTACTGGCACTGCTATATTAGAAGATGGTAGTAATAACTTACAGATGAACTCAGGGTTTGGTTCTTCTGCAACAGCATATGGTATTAGGGCATTTGTAAACTTTAATGGTACAGGTACTGTAGCAATTAGAAAAAGTGGTAATGTATCATCTATAACTGATAATGGTACTGGAGCTTATACAGCTAATTTTGCAACAGCAATGCCTGATGCCAATTTTACTGCTGTTACATTTAACAACCAATCAACAGGTACAGCAGCAGGTAATTATAACAATGGTACTTTTGGGGGTCTAGGTGATAGAACTACTACAAGTGTAAAAATGTTTCCAAATGCTGCTGGTTCTGATTCTTTTCAAATGGATTTAATTATTGTAAGATAAAGGACAAACATACTAATGTCTAACATGACAGATTACGAAGCAGGACAGTTAGTTACTGTAGTGCAACAATTAAACATACAAGTAAAAGAAATGAACGACACTACAAAAGCATTGTCTTGTCGTATTAATGATTTAGAAAAACAACTTTGCAGGGGTAAAGGAATGCTTGCAGGGGCTATGGTCTTATCACTAGGTCTGGGTGGATTAGGTGGTCAAGTATTTGGTAAGTGGTTTAATTAGGGTACACAGAATATGAGTTACTTAGATATAGTTAATAATATTTTAAAAAGATTAAGAGAGCGTACTGTAGCAACAGTCAATGAATCTTCTTACTCTAGCTTAATAGCTGTACTTGTTAATGATGCAAAAGAAACTGTAGAGAATGCTTTTCAATGGAGTGGTTTAAGAACTACTCTTACTGCAACTACAACCAGTGGTACTTTTAACTATGAACTAAATGGTTCTTTAAATGCTGTCACTGTACTAGATGTTATTAATGTTACAGATAACTTTTTCTTAAAACCAAAAGGCTCTCATGAGTTTAACAAATTGTTTTTAAGTAACAATGTTGGTACAGGTTCTCCCTACTACTATTCGTTTAATGGTATTAGTACAGATGGAGATACTAAGGTAGACCTCTACCCTATACCAGATGCTGAGTATACAATTAGGTTTAACTGTGTACTAAGAACAACAGACTTAGTAAATGATACTGACAAAATAACAATTCCTACTAAACCAATAGAGCTACTAGCCCATGCACTTGCAGTAGAAGAGCGTGGTGAAGATGGTGGTATGACTTCAGTCAGTGCTTATGCTAGAGCTACTACAGCCTTACAAGATGCAGTAGCATTAGATAGTAACAAGCACTCAGAGGAGTTGATTTGGTATGAAGGCTAGAACAATCTTAGTACCTGCTGTAACTACTAGCTCTGCTACTTATTACACAGTACCACCAAATACAAGAGCAAAGTTAGTAATGTTTAATGCAGCTAACACAGCAAGTTCTGGTGCAACAGTAGCTAACGCAAGTGTTAAAGTTGGAAGTGTAGTAACACCTATATTTAAAACATTGTCTATAGCTTTTAGTAGTGTGTTTAATCCAGGCTTTAGTGACACCTCTTACATAATGCTAGAAGCAGGTACATTGATTGTTGCACATTCAGATAATGTAAACACTTCATTAATTTTTACAGTTGAAGAAGTACCATTTATTGTGAGTACAAACTAATATGGCAAAAGAATTAGTAACAGCACAGCTAGTAGCACCTGCTTTCTTAGGTTTAAACACTCAAGATTCTAGTGTAAGTAACGACCCTACCTTTGCACTAGAAGCTAACAACTGTGTCATTGATGAGTTTGGTAGACTAGGTGCAAGACAGGGTTGGTTCTATCGTACAACAAACAGTAGTGGTATTAACCTATTAGGTATGCACCCCTTCTTAGATATAGCTGGAGTTAATACTCTTATATCTTGGAACGCTACTACATTTAAAAAAGGCTTTGCATCTCTTAGTACAATAACATTAACTAGCAGTGATACTATTAATGCTGGTAACTGGGCTTCAGCTACACTAAATGACAGGGCTTACTTTTTCCAAGCTGGTTTTAAACCAATCTACTACACTAACGAATCTACAAGTAATGAGTTTAAAACTATAGAAAGCCATGCTAATAAAACAGGAACAGCACCACTAGCTAATATAGTAATGAGTGCTTATGGTAGGTTATGGGCAGCAGATATTAGCACTAACAAAACTACTGTATTCTTTTCTGACTTGTTAGATGGTGTTAAGTGGGGCAGTGGTAGTGCAGGTAGTATTAACATAGCAGGTATTCTCCCGAAAGGTTCAGATGTAGTTACAGGTTTAGGCGCACACAATGGTCACTTAATTATATTTTGTAAAAATAATATTATTATTTATAAAGACACTGATAGTTTTCAAGGTAGCTTTGATGTAAACACCCTAACCTTAGTAGAAGTATTAGAAGGTGTAGGTTGTATAGCAAGAGATTCAATACAGAATACAGGCGAAGATATTTTATTTTTATCTGCTACAGGGTTAAGAAGTTTAGGTAGAACAATACAACAAAAGTCAGCTAAACTAAATGACATATCTAAAAACATTAGAGATTCTTTTGTAGACACAGTAAATAGAGAATCTAATCTTGGTTTGGTTAAGTCAGTTTACTTTCCTGAACAAGCATTTTATTTAATCTTTTTACCTACTGCTGGTACTGCTTATGTCTTTGATACTCGTAGACCATTAGAAGATGGTAGTTATAGAGTTACTACTTGGAATGACTTAGATCACACAGATTTTGTTTACGATAAAACAAGTAAGGCTTTATACATAACACAAGCTAATGGTATAGCAGAGTATGGTAACTTTACTGATAATGGTTCTCCTTATACTATGAGTTACTTTACTAACCATTTTGATTTAGGCTATCCAAATATTAATAAGCTATTAAAGAAAACTGCTGTAACTGTTATTGGCTCTAGCGCACAGTCATTTAATATTAAAGCTGGGTTTGATTATCTTACATCATATTTTTCTTTTCCATTTACAATAAAAGACACACCAGTGTCAGAGTACGGAATAGCCGATTATGGGGCAAACGCAACTGTAGTAGCTGAGTACCAAGCAGGGGTGTCTTTAGATAGGCTAAATTCGTCTGTATCGGGGTCAGGGAGTATCTTTCAATTAGGTGTAGAAGCAGAAATTGATGGTGGCTCTTTGAGCATACAAAAATTAGATGTTTACGGAAAACTAGGTAGGACAATATAAATGAGCAATTATTCAAAGACAACAGACTTCGCAGCTAAAGATTCATTAAGTACTGGCAATGCTAATAAGATTGTAAAAGGTACTGAGATCAATGATGAGTTTAGTGCAATACAAACAGCAGTTAATAGTAAAGCTAATACTAACAGCCCAACACTAACTGGTACACCAGCAGCTCCTACTGCTTCTGCTGCTACTAACACAACACAAATATCTACTACTGCTTATGTAACAACTGCTATTGCTAGTGCTGTTGCAGCAGTTAAACTAGCCTTGCACCCAGTAGGTAGTATTTATACACAGGCTGCTGTATCTACTAATCCTAGTAGTTTACTAGGTTTTGGTACATGGGAAGCGTTTGGTGCTGGTAAGGTAATGGTTGGTATTGGTGGTGGTAATGCAGCGTTTGACACTTTAAATGAAACTGGTGGTGTTGCAGATTCTATTATACCAGCCCACACCCACACAGCTTCTTCTGCTGTAACAGATAATGGTCACGCTCACAGTATGACACATAAAATTGGATTAGATGGATTGTTTCCACAAGGGTCTGGTTCTAGTACAGCAGCTAACTACAACACTAATACAGCAGTAACAGGTATCTCTGTAGCTACAACAATAAACTCGGTTGGTGTAAGTGTTACTAATGCTAACTTACAACCCTACATTGTAGTTTATATGTGGAAACGTACTGCGTAGTGAGTCCAAGAGGACTAACATAATATGGATAAAGTTCCTGTAGTAAAAGATAAGACTTTTACTTTGTACTTAGAAGAATACAACAACTTGTTATTTATTCATTGTGATGTATATAAGTGGTTAAAAAGTACAAGAAAAAAAATGGAAGTTTGTTTAGACTTTTTAATAAGAAAATACAATCAACCTATTTTTGCAGCACAGATAGATAACGATAACAAACACAGGAAGTTTTTAGATATGTACGGATTCAAATATGTTGGAGTTATAAAAGATTTTAAAGGTAACGACAGAACAATCTTTGTTAAAGGAGTAAATAATAATGGGTAGTATTTTAGGTGGTGGAGGTAAAAAAGCTAAACCAGCACAGCCCTATGCAGGAGCGCAGTTTCAACCTTACACTTATACTAGCACACTAGGAACTACTACTGGTAAACCTAGTGGTCTTGCTTTTAATGTAGGTTCAACTATAGATCCACAACTAACTTCTTTGCAACAAACTGCATTAGGTGCAACTCAACCTTTTTTACAAGGTTATCTTGGTCAAGCACAAGAAGCAATACCAATGTTTAGTGGTGTTGATGATGGTGAACAAAGAGCAAGAGATATATTTAG